CAAGAACCAGGTGGCTGGCAAGGACAATGGTATCTACGTTGTCACCACGGTCGGTACTGCTCTGGTGAAGCAGGTTCTGACGAGGGCCGAGGATGCTGACAGCAATGCCGAGGTGAAGTGCGGCCTGACCGTCAATGTCACCGCTGGATCAGCAAACGCAGGAACCCGGTGGGTTCTCACGACTGCCAATCCAATCACCCTCGATACCGATGCCCTGACATTCACGGCTGAGGTTCCGAATATCCATCACACTCGGCACGAGAATGCTGGAGCTGACGAGATCAGCGTGACTGGATTGTCTGGTCTGCTGGCTGATGGGCAGACACCGCTCGCTCACGCCACTTCTCACCTCCCAGGTGGAACGGATCCGGCAGCGAAAAGCGGTCGAGCAGCGGCCGTTGGCGCTGGTGATGTGGCTGTTGCTTTCGGTACGGCATTTGCCGACGTCAACTACACAGTAGCCATCACGTTCGAGGACAGTGGCGGTGGTGCTGCGCTTGCAACTGGCTACATCAAGAACGCGACAAAGCTGGCTGCTGGCTTCACTATCGTTGCTTCAGCAGCCGGAACCTTCCACTGGATCGCTATCCACGACTAGGAGGTCCGGTGAGCGGTCATGAAGACAGGTTCATCGAGAGACTACAGAAGGTAGCGGGTACTCCGGAGCTCCTGCCACCACAAGAGGAAGAGGAGCAAGCTCCAGCCTCTGTGGAAACAGTTGCTCCGGAGGAACCTACTCCTCCTGTTGAAAAGCCGAGCTTCGTCCCGATCAGCACCAAGAACGTGTTCGGACACCACGATACCCATCCGCTCATACTCGATGCAATCCTGCTAGACAAGTACGGCCCGATATGGCTCGATTGGGAGCCTGAAACGATCTGGTCAGAGATCAATGATGATTTCAAGCAAGCTGTCAGTGTTCACAATAGGAACAAGATCCAGGCTGTAAGACTGTGCCATCTGGTAGACAGCCCTTGGACGAACTGGGAGATCTTCGTCTTGGTGGCGCAGGCGTTCAACAACAATGTTCCCAATTTCAGAACACTTCATCGCCCTACCATCGCTCAGATCACGAACGCCGCATCAATAATGAACAAGATCAAGAGCGAAAAGGAAGTAAAGTTCTCGGAAGAGGTATTCAAATTCATAGCTGCCTGCTTCCTAGATGAGGGTGTAGTGTACCTCCCACCCCCATTCCAGGATGGTCAGCGGTGGGCTTCAGTTCCGAAGTATCGATGCTCAAAGTGCGGCAAGATCGACATTGATGACGATAATGGGGTGTGTGACAGCTGCGGTGCTCCTGATCAGTACCTTGCCAAAGAGCTAGAGCGAGACTATCGTTCTGTGAAGGAAAGATACCAGATCATAGCGATGGATCGCGCAAACAAACCATCCGATCCAATTGAGCTAGCTGAAACTCCAGAGGATGTTCAGACTGCTAGGCTCCTGGTCGCTGATGAGTATACAAAGGGCAGACAGAGTCAGCTCGAGGAGCAGATGAGGATACTGAGAGATGTCCGATTATACGTATGACACGGTCATGTCCGAGTCTATGCTCCACGAGTTCTACATGCTCAAGAAGCAGGCTGGAGTTTCAGCACGATGGGGCAATGTAATCGGTGCTGGCCTCGGTGCGTTGGGTGGCGGTCTATACGGTAGGAGCACGGCACCAGAAGGGGCTGAAACTGGTGGAGCCATAGGTGGAGCGCTGAAAGGTGCTGTTGTGGGGGCACTAGGCGGACAGTTCGCTACCAAAGCTGGTCAAGGCGAGGCGCTTAGGTTCGGTCAGAGACAGCTGCATGGTATGACAGGCTATCTACCTGGTAGGGGTATTCTCGGAACTAAAGGACAGGCCCTCGCACCAACTGATCGGCTCAAAGCGCTAGAGGGCATTGGCTTTGATTTCCAACATGGTAGCAAGAAGCAAATACAGAAGCGCATGGCGGAGGGAGTAGCAAAGGGTAAGATCACTAAGTATCTACCACAGAACGTACAAAACTTCATGGCTTCAAGACAGGCTTCATCTGCTTTGGCGAACAGACAACTTGCAGAAGAAGGGATGACTTCGATACCTGGTTTGGCTAGAGGCTACACTAGAGGTGGGGCATCCGGAAAAGTTACGCCATGGCAGGCAACTAAGATGAACCTGACAGCACCAGGGCTGGCTATGGGTGTTGGGATACCAGGCCTTATGTCCTATCAAGCGGTCAAGGAATACAGGGAGACAGGTGATAAGCGACGGCTAGCTTCAAACTTGGCTGGAAATGCCGGGTTTGCACTTGGAGGTGCTCTCCCTATGACAGCTATGATGGGTCTTGGTGCTGCAGGTGGGGCAGCTGGAAATCTGATAGGTCGTGGAGTGGAAGCGATTAGCCCATCACACGCTCCAGCAGTTCCTCCTGGATCTGCTGGTCAAGTGGTTCCTCGTTGAGGTGATCGATGTTTGATTTCGGCTATGGCGGCACCAGTCACTTCCAGCCAGCGCATACCTACGGTCGAGTTCGAGGATCAGCAGTAACGCAGGGTGTAGCCTACCCATCTCCATTCTTTGATCTTGCGCATACTTATCTTCCACCAACAGTCAAGCAGATGTTCAAGTGGTGCAGGTACTACTACCTCACCCAACCTCTCATTGCCGCTGTTGTGAACAAGATGGCGGAGTACCCGATAACCGATCTCGTGATCGATACGGACAATAAGGGTCTCCGCAATATGTGGGAGAAGTTTTTTGAATCGGACATTCAGCTCCGTCCGAGACTGATCGACATAGGTCTCTACTTCTTTTGTTATGGAAATGTTCTTGCGTCACTAATGCACCCATTTGTGAAGTGGCTGAAGTGCAAGTACTGCGGTCACACACTGATGGCAAAGAAGGCGACCTACAGGTTTAGATCGTATGAGTTTCACATGACCTGTGACAAGTGTCAGCAGACAGGTCATGCGTTGGTGGAAGATCAGTACCTTCAAACGTCTGGTGGAACTAGGATCATTCTGTGGAACCCAGAAGACATAGACATTGTCTTCAACCCGATCACTCAGGATACGGTCTACTTCTACAGCCTTCCGATACAGACTCTCAACGATATGGCTGTTGGTCGAAGAGAGGTAATCGAACAACTTCCGCAAGTATTCATAGACGCAGCCAAGAAGCGCAAGTCGATCACATTGAACAAGGATAACCTCTTCCACCTGAAGAGATCCTCTGTTCTGTCAGGTCCTAGGGACACAGGTTGGGGCACGCCACTCGTGCTCCCGGTTCTGAAGGACGTGTTCTATCTTCAGATCATGAAGAAAGCGCAAGAGGCTATCCTCCTCGAGCGTATCGTTCCTCTGACCGTCATCTTCCCTCAGCAAGCCAGTGGTACGGCCGATCCGTACACTACGATCAACCTTGTTGACTGGAAAGATCATATCTCGCAAGAGATTCAAAGATGGCGGCTGGATCGTAACTACATTCCAATCCTCCCACTTCCAATCGGGAACCAGGTCATTGGCGGTGACGGACGCGCACTGCTTATGTCCCAAGAGATCAAGGTCTGGAGTGATCAGATCATTGCCGGGATGGGCGTACCCAACGAGTTCATCTACGGCGGTCTCCAGTGGTCGGGGTCAAACGTATCCCTTCGCATGTTGGAGAATCAGTTCATGCGGTACCTATCTGGGCTCCTGCTCTTCATCAAGGACTTTCTGGTGAAGGGTATGGCTGCTCATATGGGTTGGCCGACAGTAGGTATCAGGTTCAAGCCATTCAAGATGGCTGACGACCTGCAACGTAAGGCGTTCCTCTTCCAGCTCAACCAAGCTGGTAAGGTGAGCGATACAACATTGATCAATGATACGGATCTGAATCCTGAAGAAGAAAACGAGCTACTCCGCAAGGAGACCAAGTCCCGTCTCGAGTCTGTGAAAACCCAGCAGATTGCTGAAGCAGAAATTGCTGGCGAGGCTGGGGTGATCAATGCCAAGTACCAGGCTAAGGCACAAACGATCATGATGCAGGAGCAACAGCAAGCAGCCTCTGGTATGCAAGGTACAGCTCCTGGTGAACCTGGTGAGGATGTTGGGTCGTCGCCTGTGGCAGCTCCACAAGGACAGCAGCCTGCTGGCCAAGAAGGTGGACAACAGTCCCAGATAAATCCTCTCCAGCAAGTAGTTCAGCGTCTTCGCTCTCTGAGTCCGGAGGCGCAACGTACTGTGCTAACAAGGATTGAGCAGAGCAATCCACAGCTAGCACGTCAGCTTCAAGCTCAATTCAATCAAGGAGGGGGTGTTGACCCGTCTCCTAATCCAGCGGGTCAGCCCCTTCCTACGCAACTCCCTCCTCGTAGAGGAACAGAGTCTGCGATGATCTAGTAAAAAAGGAAAAGGGTGGTGTCTCTCCAAATTCTGAGACACCACCCGTTTACTTCAACCATTTACCTATTGGCTACTCGATTATTCGTCTTCTTTATCGAATAGCCACTCTCCAGCGCTCTCAGCCACGACTGCTACGTACGTGGA